AGCTTGACTTGGTGTATAAGTAACTGGATTAGGATTGAAAAACGCCGCCATTAGTTGCCCCCAAATCCGCTGTTAAAGTTAGCCTCAGCTGTAGCTCTTCTTCTTCTCTCTTCCTCAGTTAAAGCCTTGTTATAGTTATAAGCGTCTTTTGTTAGCTTGTGTTGTTCTTTTGCCATTCTTTGCTGATTATACGCTCCCCATAAACCACCTGCTGTTGCTATTGGCTTAATAATATTATCCATATTGCTACCATCGGTGAAAAACTTAAGCCAACTATTTGGCTCTGCTACTTTAGGTAGTGATAATATATAACTATTTGGGTTTAGTAAACTTTGTCCTGCATTATTTACAGCAGGCGTAAAAAACTTTGAATAGTCAATGTTTGACATTGTAGGGAAGAGTGATGATGAAAAATTCATTTTAAATCCTTTTTATTTTATTTTATCTTTTTTAAATCGGTAAAATCTATCCCAAATTTACCGATTTGACATATTTAGAAGTTCCATACCTAATTCAATCTCAGGTACTTCCTCGCCTCTTTTTTTTCTCTCGAATGCACTATTTTCGTTATTGTTACTTTTAGCGATTGGAGTTATAGGGTCTGGTGAGCTTTTAGGTTGTGCTTGAAACTGCATAGCTTTATAGAGTACTTCCCAACCGTTAGGAGTTGCTACTAAGTCCGCTAACTTATTACCTACCGCCCAATTATATAGCTCTTGTTGAGTTACATTTGGGTGCGTTTTAGTAAAGTCATTCCACGCATTGTTAAAAGCTATTTTTGCTTGTTGCTCATCATAAAATGCTTGTTGCTTGTTCAACTGCTCTTGCATAGCGTCAAGCCCTAATTCTCTTTGTGCTTGTTGTCTTGTTGCTTGGTCTAACATAGGTGGTTGCTCAGGTTGTGGTGCTTGTGGCATTTGTGGTTGAGATAGTCTCATCTCCATTTCCTGTAGTCTCGCCCCCATAGTATTAATAGCGTTGAGTAGTGTCTCTGTATCTACTTGTGGTTGTGCTACTTGCTCTACTGGTGTTTGTTCTGCAATAGCCTCTTGTGGCTCTTCTGCTACTTCTTCCATAGGTTGTTCACCTAACCCTATCATATTCATTAAATCGGCTTGTGCCTCTTCTTCGTTAATAATCATTTTCTGTCCTTTTTATATTTTTTAACTATCTTCAGCTTTGTATCTGCTGGTGTAGTTGTATTGTTATAAGCCTCTTCTTTAGGCTCACAGCCATTTCTTAACATATTTACAACATCTATTTTGTCGGGATATTTATAGGCACATAAACCTATCTCATCGAAACCTGCAAATGGTGGTTGTCTCACTATCCATTTTCCGTTGTATATTTGTAACTCTGCACCATTACTTAATAGCTTTAGTGCTTTTTCATAATCTATCATTTAGTTTTCCTCGCTTGATATTTCTAAGGGTAGGTCGATAAACCTATCAACAACTTTTATCTTCTCTATTGCTATAACTCTTTGGCTATCGCTTAACTTACTATCATTCGCAATACAGTCTAACTCCTCTCTATAATTGATTAAAACTTGGAACACCTTGTGGTATATCTTGTTGTGGTATAACTCCTGCAAATTGTGGTTGCTCGTAACTTTGCATAACCTGTTGCCCAATAACTCCTCTGCTATCATCGTCTTCTCCTAATAATTTTTCTACCTCTGCTATGCCATTTAGCGGTAATATTCTTTTTAGTAGCTCTAAAGAGGCTCTCATAAGTTTTTCTACCATCTCTTTATCGCCTACACTCATTGCCATTTGTAACTGTTGCCCAACCATTTGGTTAGCCTCAATAAGCCCTTGTTTTTGTACCTCTTTGTTTAAAGCGCCAATTCCAGCATTTACTTTCACCTCAAAACTCGGTATTTCTGACCTATCTATCCCCATAAAGAAATCTGCCCTTGCATACTTCCACACCAACATAGCGACCTTTAAAAAGCAAGGCTCAAAAAATGTTTCATTAAATGTTCTTATGTACCCTTGTAGTCTTACTCCGCCCTCATTTGCCATAATGTTAGACATAGTAGCGGTCTCTTTTCTATTTGGTGCTATACCGTTTGATTGTGGCGATATACCTGTAACTTCTGCCATATCTTGTTCAATCACAGGTATAACGCTCATAGCATAAGATGGATTGCCTTGTTCTAATGTTCTAATGTTTGGGTCGCTTGTGTATATCGGTGAGCCAATTGTCCATACCTCGCTTATGTTTATACCTGCGGTTTTACTTGTGATAATTTTAGGGACTAATTGACTTTTAACACAATCAGCTATCCCATTTCTAATCGTATTCGTTTCGTGTTGTAGTGGTATAATTGAGGCTACAGCAGGTTCAAAGTAGCAAGGAATAAAGTTGCTTTCGCTAAAGTCTTTTATCTGCCATAGTAAACCGCCCCAAACGAACGGATTGCCATCTTGTAAAACTACATTCTCCCTTAAAGGTACACTCTCATTGTAGATTGAGGTTACTTTCCACTCGCCATTCTCATAAAAATAGACTTCGTGTATAGCCATTCTCTCACTTGGTCTACTCTCATTAAAAAGCTCATCAACTTTAAATGTTCTATTGAAGTGTCCTAACTTTTGGAGTTCTCTTATCTCTTCGACTGTTAACTCTATTATGTGTACAAGATATTTCACTTCGTGGCTTACAACAGCATTAACATCATAAAAGAATTTATCAATATCTACTTTATCAATTTTAAGAGTATCGCCTGCCCACGATATCCTGCATATACTTGTTCCGATAAAAGGGACTTCCTGAAAAATTGGTTGAAATGTTGTGTAGAGGTTTTGGCTTGTGGTGTAGAAATCTACTGCTTTTTGCCACTTGTTTAAAATGTCATCGTCTGTATTAATATACTTACTTAATTTTACAAGTTCATCGTTCGTAAAGTAGGTTTCGCTTAAACCATCGCTTATTCTTTTAGCCTTAGCATTTACCTTTGGGAAATAGATATGCGAACGGTTTTGTTTTCTTTTTTCGTCGCAAGTGTGCCTATCTATCTTCATTAAATAAGCGTCTAAACACTCTTGTATACTTGACTTGTAGGTTTCCCAGCCACTCCTTGCGTCTACTATCATCTGTATAATTTTCTCTTGTCTCATTTTATTCTCCATATGGTTTTATCTGATAAGTTTAATTTGTCTTTCACTTTTTTAGCGTCTATTCCGCTTTTTAAAGCCTCTTTTGCTACTTCTATCTTATGTTGTTTGGTTGGTATCTTTACTCCACTTGCACACTCGCAAATTATGTAGGTAATAAACATTTTTAGTGTTTCGTCATTTTCGATAGAGCTGACTAACTCACGAATAGTTTTAGTCGGCACTTGTTCTTTGATTAGGTCGAAACTTGAAATATTTACCATCTTGACTTTAGCTCCGTGCTATAGTTTTCTGTGTTTCGTGGATAGACTTTTTCGTAAAATGTTAGTGCTACTGCGTCGCTTCTATCAGGACTGCGACCTTTTCTTTTTTTGAAGTCATTTTTACTTTGTAGTTGAATTTTGTTCTTATCGTTGTAGAAATACTCTATTGCGGATAAATCAGAAATAAGTAGTCTATCTTCAGGGAGTTTCATATTTTTAATAGCCTTAGATAGTTCCCAATACATCTGTACACGCTTGTTGAAAAGCCTCTCGTCTGTTGAAGAGTTGGCTACATCAGCAGGTAACACTGGTAGCCCATAAGTTAAGCATACATCATAAACACCTGCACCTATGCCGTTTGTCTCTATGAATATTGCCTCAGGTTTCTCATCATCCTCATCGTATAAGCGTTTGACCTTTAGTGCAAGTTCTACCGTATCAAGTTTGGCGTATGTGGTTATTGAGCGTAAATCGTATCCTTTTCTTTTTGCTATAACAGATAAATCATCGCCGTATCTTGCAACATCTACGCCCCATACAGTAACGCCTGTACTATCTACATCTACCCGCTTAGTTGCGTCAATAATAGCTTGATACCCAATAAGCCCATTTGATACGCCGTCTAAAAATTCTCCCTCTATCTCCTGTTTAATTACCTTTAGATTTCCCTCACCAAGTTCAATTACAAGCTCATCGATAGCCTCTTTAGTTAAGAATGGATTGTCATAGCTTGTATAGACTAAGTGTTTCCAGTTTGGTTTGTTCTCTATGCCATTTTTTGCAAGTTCATAAAAGAGATTTTTGCCTTTAGGTACGCCACCTATAATAGCCCTTGAGTTAGGATTATCAAGTAGCATAGGGCGAATAGAGTTAGTCCATATGTAACTATCCTTTAGAATAATTCCTGCCTCATTTAATATAACTCCATCATATCCGAACCCCTCGATATTCTCAGGATTATCAGCACTCCTCATATCTAAGAATGAGTTTAATAGCTTTAACTTCTTATCTTGAATATTCCATTTATAGAGATTGTTTGGTAGTTTTGAAAGAATAGGTATAAAGTAGCGTTCAAAGTAGCGTTGGATATTTGAGTTAATAGTATCTACCCATAACCAGTTGCGACCCTCTAATAACTCTTCAATAACGAATATAGCCGCACCTCTTGTAAAGCCAAATCTACGCCCTTTGGCTACAGTAATAAACCGCTCTTTTGTTTCAAAGAATATTTCGCTTTGTGGCTTAGTATAATCTAATTGTAGATTAATGTTACTCGTCATTTTTAATATCTTTGCTTACGATATTTCGTGTAATATTTAAATTTACCCCGCCATCGTTTTCTACGATTTGTCTATCTTCGTAACCGTGATTTACTTTTAGTGTGAATATACACGCTACAGGCGGTCGTTTGCCTGTGAGCATTCCCTCAAAAGCGTCATTTGCACAGATAGTTAAAAAACGATTGTACTCTTCGTGGTACTCTTCTCTTCCCTCTTTGCCATAGTTAGAGATACTATTTGCACTGCAACCCATATAAACAGCAAAGCCTAAGCACCTTATAGATTTGCCCTCGTTATAACAATACTCTACATATTCATCAATTTTATTTTTTAAGTGTTCAGGGGATTTAAATATCCGTGTGTAAATAGCCATTTTAAAAATTCCTTAAGTTTTATCTTAAGGTTATTATAAAATGCGTTCCCGTTAGTTTGGTCTAAGGTAAAGTTTAAGTTTCGAGGTTTTTTTATGAATTTTTAGGTATGTACTCTTCAATAAGTTTATCTACTTTTTCCCTAAGTGTGTCATATTTATTTTGACGCATTGAGGCATACCTGTAGAGTTTGCGAAAGTCTGTATCTTGTATTTCTAACTGTTTACACAGTGAGTGTGTTGTTTGATATTTATTAAGCGTATCAATATCATAGAGTAACTTTAAAAAGTCCGACATTTTACAATTATTAATTTGTTTTCTGTCTTCTAAGTAGCTAACATCTAAATAGACAAAGCGTCCGACCTTTTTGTACCAAACAATGTCCCCCTTTTTTTTATGTTGAGTTATCTTTGCATAGAGCGTATCTTTTGACATCTCCAAAATTTTAGAGGCTTTTTCTATGCTTACCCATTGTGCCAATCTAACTCCTTTATTTTTAATTTGTACTCTTTTATAATAGCCTTTAACTCTTCAACACTCCACTTTTTAGTTTCGTTGTTGCACTCTAAATTTGATACAGCCAATAACCCTATCTTTTTAATCAAGCCCTCACGGTATCTTACAAGATTTCCCGAAAGGTGATTATTGCAGATAGAACACTGCTTATGTATATTCTGTTCGTTAAATCTTAGTGCCGAATTTCTACCTTTTGGCTTATAGTGTCCTGCGTGAAATTGTCTCTTATCTCCAATGTAGCCACAAGAGATACAAGGCTTATCTTTATCTCTAAGTCTTACATACTTATTGACAATCTCCTCTGCTTTTTTAAGTAGATATTTTTTATCATTCTCTTTAAAAGCCTTTATTTTTTTATTATGTTCTTTTCTCTTATTGCTATCTATGTGGGATAATGCACATTTAGAGGAACATACAATTTGGAGTGAATTGTAGGGCTGAAACTTACATTTACATATCTTGCAAGTTTTAGGTTTTTTAACTGTTGCGTTTTTCGTAATAGTTATACTCTCTTCACTACTGACTGTTTCCTTTTTATCTTCTTCATTCTCTTTTTGTATTTTTACTAACCTCTCTATCATATCTTCCATTTTCCATTTAAGCGGACTTCCCATTTTATAACCCCATATTTGGTATTTCTATTTTATACTCTACTTCTGTTGGCTTAGCCCAACCATATTCAAACTCAGGTAGTGGTAACTCCCAAGTCTGCCCGTTTATTCTATCCTTTGTGCATTTGATTTTTCGCTCTATCTGCCCGTTATTATCTCTTGTTAGGATAAAGACTGAAAAGTCGCTATCATAAGCAATATCACCGCTCTTTTTAAAGCCAAGTCTGCCACTTCTTTGGTCTCCCTCGCTTATTTGATTTATTAAGAGGATAATTACTCCTAACTCTTGAGTGAGTTTCGCTAAAGTTTTGGATATTGTAGAGGCTGATTTATACTCTTCTGTTTCGTTTGTCTCTATCTTCATCATACTATCAATTGCAAATATCTTGACGCCTTTTCCTGCCTCTGTCCTAATAATATCTGCAATATCGTTTAAGTGTCTTCTTTTTTGTTCAATCATAAAGTTATTGAGCGTGTTGTAGTCTCTTGTCATATTTTCCAATGAGTGTTTTAGTAAATTCTCATACATCTCAAAACTGAAAAATAGTACCTTATGACCTTGTGCGATATTTGTCAATATCTTAAGCAAAAAAGTTGTTTTACCTGCAAAATTGTTTCCTGCAATATTTGCAAATGTTCCAAGCATTAAACCGCCTCTTAACTTCTCATCAAGAGACCATATACCAGTACCATATCGTGGATACTTTGGCTTATTTTCTACTCGCTTAAAGAGTTTAGTGGCTGTTTCAAGCTCTACGCTATTCTCACCTAAAGAGTTATTAATATCTTTTAATTCTCTCTCTAATTCTGCTATAGCCTCTAAGGTTTTACTCCTTGCCTCTAATAAATAACTCATACTGCTACCTTTAATTTTCTAAGATACTTTTTGCCTACTAAGTTATCGTGATACTTTTTAGCTATGTCCAAACGAAACGGGCTTGTAGATAAAATATCTAAAAAAATGTTTTGGTCATAAATGCTGTTTGAGTTACTTAACTCCTCTTCAAATTCAAGCAGTGCATAGCTTATGATACCGTTATCGCCTTTGTCTATTTCGTCATTAATAACTTTTGCCATAGCTCTACAAGTACCTACAGTAAAAGCAGATACATCGAGCTTAAAAGGCTTTTGGTTTGTATGGTAGTCCATATAGAGATAACTTGCCAATATGGAAAACTCTGTGCTGTTTTGTAGCGTGTCTTTATTTGGGTCAAGCATTATCGCCACCCATTGTTAAAGTCTTCAAAGTTATTTCTGTTCGCAGGTTTGATATCTCCAACATAAACGCCACCCGTTATGCTTTTTGTTTCGTATAGCCCTCTATAGCCTCTCTCTATGCAATCTAAAATTATTATGTTCACATCTTTTCCCTCATTGTACCACGCTTCTAATTTTTTAATTTGCTGTTTAGTGGCGGTATTTGTTAGCGGTGCTTTTTTCTCTTTTCTATGTTGTACCCAATCCTTCCAAATATCTTCTTTTATAAACTCAGGTATCTCTATATTTTCTTTTTGCTGTTTAAGTGAGGAATTATTATCTTTATCTTCTAAGGGGACTATAGGGGTTATATTATTTATATATTTATTATTGTGTTCAGTTTCTGACCCACCCCCCTGTTCAGTTTCTGACCCACCTTGTTCATATCTTGCACTACCTACAGGCTCTTTAATTTTGTTAAAATTT